ACTTTATGATTGCAACATTTCATATTACCTTCCTAGTGATTAAGTATTTCCTAACCACTACCTTAATTATACTTTTGGCACTTTTTAGAATTTAGAAATTCAAATTTATTACGCGTGATAAAATTAAAAATTATCGCGACACACCACGATTAGGTGGATGAATCTAACAATAAGGGGGAGTATGAAAAAGTTAAATGCTACTTTAATTGTTGAAGTAGGCGGGGTTGCCTGCGTAACAACAGGCTTAGCAATACTTTCAGTTCCAGTTGCACTAATTGTGCTTGGAAGTTTTTTAGTATGGATTACAGAAAAAGGTAATTAATGAATTTATCAAGAGCGTTACGCGGTGCTAGTGAGAAGCGAGCAACAAATCAATTTGTTGAGCCGCTAGTTCCAGGCAGACCTGCTTACAGTTCTCCAGCAGGAGTTGTAGTTTCATCTGAAACCGCAATCCGAATGAGTACTGTTTATGCCTGCGTTCGTTTACTTGGCGATACAATTTCATCATTACCAATGGGTGCTTATGTTCGCAGAGGCCGCCAAAGAATTTCTTACGCCGCAGTTTATGGCGATGTTCCTGCTTGGGTAAATTCACCAAATCCTGAATCAACTCGAATGGAATTTTTAGAGCAAGTTCTTGCATCTTTAAATTTACGAGGCAACGCTTACATTCTTACAGTGCGTGATGATATGGGTGAGGTTGTTGAACTTTATTGCATCAATCCTGAATCAGTAAGAATCAAGCGCAATAATCCAAATGAGCCAATTATTTATGAAGTAACTATTAAAGAGTACGATCCAGCAGGCGGAGTTTATACTCAAGATTACAACCAGAAAGTAATGACCCTTACAAAAGATGAGTTATTACATATTCCATTATTTAAATTACCAGGTTCTTTCTACGGCTTAGGCCCAGTTGAGGCAGCAAGAATTACTATCGGCGCTGTTATGGCTGCTGATACTTATGCCGCTTCTTACTTTGGAAACGCAGCAAATCCTGGCGGCATCATTGAAGTACCTGGTGAATTAACTGAGGAACAGGCAAGTAATATTGGCCGCGATTGGAATATAACTCACTCAGGCCCTTACCGCGCTGGCAAGATTGGTGTGCTAACAGGTGGTGCAGCATTTAAACCACTTTCACTAAACGCCCAAGACGCCCAACTCCTAGATACGAGGCGGTTCGGTCTTGAGGAAATCGCCCGTCTGTTCCGCGTTCCGATCAGTTTATTAGGCCATCCAGTTGCAGGTGCAATGAGTTTTGCTAGCGTTGAAGCGCAGAACCTTTCATTTGTACAACACTCACTTCGCCCATTATTAGAAAGAATTGAACAAGCATTATCATCTTTGCTTCCTGAAAAAGATGGCTTTGTTAAATTTAATCTTGATGCACTTCTGCGTGGAACAACAATTGAACGCTATGATGCTTACACAAAAGGTTTGCGTGAAGGTTTTTTGAGTTTAAATGATGTTCGCTCTACTGAGGATTTATCTCCTTTAGGTGAATCTGGTGATCAATACCGAGTTCCTTTACAAAACATTGATGCCGCAGATGCTAAAGATGTTGGTTTAAAGTTAAGAACTGAAATTGTTACCGCACTTATTCAAGTTGGATTTGATCCAGCAGCCGTTAATGCTGCAATTGGTTTACCTAAGATGAAACACACTGGTGTTCCAAGTAGTCAGTTGCAACAGGTTGCATCAATTGACCCAGGCGATCCAAGCGCTGTTTATGAGGTTAAGAGCCGAGAGAAGCGCAACGATAATCAACAAACAATTGTTAATGTGCCAGAGCCAACTGTAAATGTTGCTGCACCTAATGTAACTGTTGAGCCAATGGTAATGATGGAATCACCAGAGGTTAATGTTGCCGCACCTAATGTAACTGTTGAATCACCAACTGTTCAAGTAACAAATACTATTGAGCGCAAGCGAGTTCGCAAGAAAGTTAAACGCGATAAAGAAGGTCGCATTGATGAGATCATTGAGGAATTTATAGAAGGGGATGAGTAATGGCAACAGGTTTAAGCAATTACTTAGCCAATAAGTTTCTTGATTCAGTAGGAAATGCAACTGCTTATTCAGCCGCTAATGTTTATGTAAAACTACATATTGGCGATCCAGGTTCAGCAGGAACTGCAAACCCTGCTACTGAAACAACTCGCAAATCAGTTTCCTTTAGCGCTGCTAGTACTGGCGGATTAACCTCCGATGCAGATATAAGTTGGAGCAATATTTCAGGTTCTGAGGATGCTACATTCTTTACTGTTTGGGATAATCTAACCGCAGGCAACTTCCTATTCTCAGGAACTGTTACAGGTAATGCTTACACTGCTGGAGATACTTTTACAATTCCAAGCGGATCACTAACAGTTTCATTAACTCTAGCGAGTTAATAAATGGCTCAATTTGTCCTAGATTCATCTGAATTAGATGTTGATGTTCTAGGGCCAATCACCTTCGCAACGGCAACGGCAAATCTAGGTTCATCCACTGCCAGTGCCACTGCGCAAATAACAAATGTTGTTTCGGCAACTGCTACTTTAGGTGGATTAACCGCTAGCGCAAGTGTGCCAAGTGGTGAGGTAATTCAAAGTCAAGTTGGCCAGCCTAATTATATCCAACCTAACTTCCCTGAAATTATTGAGTCTGTAAAAATAATAGTTTCAATAAAGGTTGCAAAAGCAAATACAAAACTAGGCAAGTTATCAAGTAAATCAATATCTCAAATTGATTTCTCAATACTCGATGATGATGCTGATGTTTTACTTCTAGTTTAGGAACTTATGCCATATTTAATATCTGATAAGCAAAGTGATTGCGCTGGTTGGGCAACTGTAAAAGAGGAATCTGATGGTTCTTATACAACTATCGGCTGCCACAGTTCCAAGCAAGATGCGATAGATCAGATGGTTGCAGTTTCAATTGCTGAAGGATTAGAACCAGGTGGAGAAGTTTCTAACCGTGCTTTACCTGATAATTACAGACCTGCACTAGCAGATGATGTTCCTGAAGGTAGAGCCTGCGGTAATTGTTATTTCTACAATGAACAAAAGCAAAATGATGCAGGTACTAAAGCCTGGTGTGAAAAATGGTTAGATTATGTTGATGGCGGTTATTACTGCAATGCTTGGCAAGCAGATGAAGCAAATAGGCAAGTTAATTTAGATGTTCCTTCATTTATCAGAGAAAACGCAAAGCGTGGTTTGAAATATTATAGTGAAGGTTTTGGGGGCGATGGTTTAGTACCAGCCACCATCGCAGCGGCAAGAGATATGGCTGCTGGAAAAATAACAGAACCAAAAGTTAGAAAGATGGCTCCCTGGTTTGCTCGCCATCAAGTTGATGGTAAAGCACCTTCAAACAGTAATCCATCCGATCCAGGTTATCCAGGAGCAGGCTTAGTTGCTTGGCTTCTTTGGGGTGGGGATAGCAATTTTTCAGATAGAGCGCAGAACTGGGCGCAACGCAAAATTGATGCTCTGAATGCAGAAGCAGAATCAAGGAGAGAAATGAAAAAGATTGAACGCCGCACTTACATAGTAAAAGATGTGCAAGCAAGATCAGCCGAGGATGGCACAATGCGTCTTGCTGGTTATGCAGCCGTATTTAACGAATCAAGTGTTCCACTACCATTTAAAGAATCAATTGCGCCAGGAGCGTTTCGTAAAACATTAACTGAAACTCCTGATGTTAGATTACTTATTAATCACGAAGGTTTGCCACTAGCACGATCAAAGAATGGAACATTGAAATTAAATGAGGATGATCGTGGATTATATTTTGAGGCTGATTTAGCAGATACAACTGAAGCCCGCGATATTTACAAACTAGTTGAGCGTGGCGATGTAGATCAAATGAGTTTTGGTTTCAGAGTTATTCGCCAAAAATGGAGCGAGGATCGCACCCGCAGAGTTTTAACTGAAGTTTCATTAGCCGATGGCGATGTATCAGTAGTAACTTATCCAGCCTACCCAACTACAAAGGTTGAGGCTAGAGAACAATTAAAAGAAACATTAACTGCAATTAAAGAAGGTCGCGAAGTAACTGGTGATTCATTAGTTGCATTAAAAGCAGCCTTACAACAAATTTCTGAAGGCTATGATTATATTGAGGAAGTGAAATCAGCCCTTGAAATGATGGTTGGCAACTCTGAGGTTGATCCTGAAATGCAACTTGATCCTGAAATGGAACTTGATTTTCGCGCAACTGATGTAGTCGGCGATTTTGTAGAATGGGATTCAAGTGGTGGAACTGCAAGAGGTAGAATTGTTCGAGTGTTGCGAGAAGGTGTTTTAAATATACCTGATTCAACCTTTACCATTACTTCCGAGGATAATGATCCAGCAGTTTTAATTAGACTTTATAGAGAATTACGCGATGGTTATGTTGCAACTGAAACTTTAGTTGGGCATAAGAGAAGTGAATTAAGAAGTATTGCACCTCTTAAAGAACCATCAGATGAGGCAAGCCGTAAGATTTCATTACGCCTAGCCCAAGCAATAATAAATAACACAAAATAAATTTCTGTTGTAAAAATACAACAGATGAAGTCGGAGCGAACTGCGCACCCTTTAGCGCCGCGCAAGGTATCGCCACCACCTCAAAATCCAAACTAACCGAGGAGTTAAATTAATGTCTTTCCTAGACAAAGTAATTGAACGCCGCGATGCAGTGAAGGCAGAGATGGATGCAGTTCTTGAGGCAGTAGCCGCAGAGAACCGCACCGATCTAACTGCTGAGGAAACAGAGAAGGTAGATGCTCTTGTTGCCGAATCACGCTCGCTAGATACAAAGATTGAAAACCTAAAGGCTCAGGTAGATGCAGATGCAAAGGTTGCAGAAGTTCGTGCAGCAGTTGCAGATGTAGCAATGCCAAAGTCTGGCGGTGCAAAGGTAATCCGCGAGGAGCGTACCTATACACCAAATTCAGGAGCATCATTTATTAAAGATGCTTTCAATGCACAATTCAAGCAAGATTTCTCAGCGCAAGATCGCCTTGCTCGCCACATGCGCGAGGAGGAAGTTGAGCGCCGCGATGGAACAACTGCAAACTTTGAAGGTTTAGTAGTTCCACAGTACCTAACTGATCTCGCTGCTCCATTGGCTCGCGCAGGTCGCCCAACAGCAGACTTCGCAACCAATAAGATGGCACTACCAGCATCTGGCATGACTTTAAACATCAGCCGCATGACAACTGGCACATCAACTGCAATTCAGCAAACTCAGGCAACTGATGTTTCTGAAACTGATGCTGATGATACCTTGCTAACTGTAAATGTTCGCACTATCGCTGGACAGCAAGACCTATCACGCCAAGCAATTGAGCGTGGAACAGGTATCGATTCATTTGTTGTTGCAGACCTAATTCGTTCATGGCACACAACTCTAAACTCTGGCATTATCAATGGTGCTGGAACAAACGGAACTATCAAAGGTATCCGCGCTTCAGGTGGAAATGCAATCACTTTCACTGCAACAACTCCTACAATCGCGTTGTTGTATCCTAAGTTGGCCGATGCACTGCAACAAGTTCAGAGCAATGTATTTACAACTCCAACACATTGGATTATGCACCCACGCCGTCTAGCATTCTTGCTAGCAGGTGTTGATGGTCAGAATCGCCCATTAGTAGTTCCAGCAGCAGGTGGTCCAGTAAACGCAGTTTCAACTGGTTCAGGCGTTGCGCAATATGCAAACTCAGGTTATCAATTACTTGGATTGCCAATCATTGCAGATGCTTCAGTAGCAACTAACTATGGTGCTTCAACTAACCAAGATGAAATCTATCTAGTTGATGCTCGCGAAATGCACCTATGGGAG